ACCATTTCATCCACCTTTATTTTTTAAGCGAATTTGAAATTCTTTTTTACATTTTTTACATTATGCCGTATGAGAAAGAATTGATTCTGAATTTAATAAGCCTGGATAATATTATACCGAATTACAACACGACGTTGGATGTGGACCTTTCCAATTGCCCAAAATACCAGGACCGGCTTGACCGAAGTAATCATAAACTATGGAATATGTGCGTTTACTATTTGGTCGCAATCAATGCCATTCTTTTTCTCCTTTTTTGTAGAGACCTTTTGCAAAATTATGTTAGGTTTGGAGAGACAATGAATGTCCGAATGTCGCCCAAATACAATAGTGGATCATCCTTAGTAGCATTTGGAAGCGGAAACAATTTGTTCGAACAAAAGAAAAACGACGACAGAGAAATTGAAATGCGACCTTTCACACCACGCATTAGCGTAGAGGAAGAACAGAGAGAAACCCGATTTGTGGTATATTACTGGAAAAAATCGGTATTTTTTGCAGAATTTTGCAAAACGGTGCAGTTCATTATTCTGGTGGCTGTTTTTGAGTACCTTTTTTTCAAAACGGTTGTGAATAAATACAAAATCCTGGATCAAAAAACTCTGTTGTGCGACCTACTTAGGGAAACCTACGGTTTCCCCTAAGACCCCTTCCCTTAAAAGAAACCGTGGTTTCCACTTCAAATAATTCATTTTTAGTATGGGATCATAGGGGAACCTTGGTTCCCCTAAAATTGAATTATTTTTTTGTCTTTTTACGAAAGATATAAAGCAACCAAATTAGATTTGTCATCAATAAATAATAAAATGTCCGTCAGAACCAACATCAGAAAGAAGCGATTCGTCGTCGACCCCGAAGCAAAACCCACAATTCAAACTTTCCGCCACGATTTTGGCGAAAAGTTCATGGAAGAGTTGAATTACTTTGCTCTTCTCCACAAATACGACGAGCGCAAAGTGTTCAAGGAAGCGTGGACCAAATGGACAGAGCAGGATTCGATTCGCAAACAAATTGACCAAGAGGTTGAACGCCTACAAAGCTCCGGGTACAAAGGCGACGTTTTAGATAAAATGTTCAAAAGCGCGCGCTACTATTTTCGCAAAAAGGAGGAGACAGTCGAAGAGAAACCGCGCAAAAAGTACGTCTCACTTTCTCCACTTTTCCTGGAACAAATTGACAAATTCATTATGGAGTTATTCACGACCACCGATTCGACCAAACCTTCGTCCGCCTACGAAGAATTCTGCAAGAATAAGAAAGAACTTATTTCAGAACAAGTGGGTGGCCTGGCCGATTTGGATTCCGACGAAATATGCACAAAATTAAAAAAAACATTCAAGAACCGGTTCCACGTAATGAAAACGACTCTTTCCAAAAACAAATGAAGAGAGAAAATGATAGAAATGTAATAAATAAAAGAAAATGATAAAAGAGAAAATGATAAAAGAGAAAATGATAAAAGAGAAAATGATAAAAGAGAAAATGATAAAAGAGAAAGAGAATAAAATCTCTTTTTTATTACATAATGCTGGATATCACACCGAACAATTTATTTTGGTATATTTTATGTGCCACATCTGCATCTTTTCCAATCATACTTATCAAAAAATACATTGAAACTGACAGTTGGATATTGCTCTTCTATTCTATGTGCGCAAGTGCTATTATGGTTTTTTCATATGTGAAAATCCTGAAAAACAATAATATTTCTATATTGTATCCATTTTTAAAGGTTTTTTCAGTTTTCATCGTGGTTTTTTTTGGATTTTATTTCAACGGCGAAACCCTTAGTGTACATAACGTTTTAGGAATCATTCTTGGTTGCATCTCTATTTATTTATTAAACCACAACTAACAATATATAGTGTAATAACAAATGGAACCCGAATGTTTCATCTGTCTGGAACCCATTAATGTTGTTAACAGCAGAGAACGCACCTACTATATAAAAAAATTTAAATACACATTTGATTGCAAATGCACCACGTATACCCACGAAAAATGTATGCAAAAATGGATTTCCCGTACGCCAAAATGCCCCATCTGTCGTAATCAACTGTATGTTCGCGCAAATTGGTTTTACAAGTTTGGACAAATTATCATCCTTTTTATAAGGATTTTCATTGTTTTCTATACAGTCATTTATGGCGTGAAATATATTTTTGACTCTGTACATCGCGATTTTGATACTAGAAGCTGTAGCATGTGAATCAAATGAATACAATTCGAAAAAGCATATAAACAAAAAACGATAATAGACCATATACTAAAATGAATACCGAAGTCCCCCACAATATGGAAAAGATGGTTGCCAGTTTGACCGAAGTAAATGCGCAAATTAATGATATGAGAGAGATGTTTAGTCTTCTCGAGAAGAAGGCAAAGAAGTTGTCCCATGCAGTTGATATGGTCATTAAGAAGGAGCAAAAGACGGGTGCTAAGGTGAAGAAGGAGAGAAAGCCCTGTGGTTTTGCAGTTTCCTCCAAGGTTAGCCCAGAGATGTGCGAGTTTATGGGGAGAAAGGAGGGCGAGTTAATTTCCAGAATTGAGATTACTAAGTATTTGAACAAGTACATTAAGGAGAAGGACCTGGAGAACCCCGAGAACCGTCAGAATATTGTTCCTGACGAGAATTTGTGGAAGATTCTAGGCGAGGAGGCGCGAAATGAGAAGATAACTCACTTCACCATTCAGAAGTATTTGAACAAGCACTTTGTGAAGGATGTTGCCAATTAAACTGTCGAATAATCAAACAATAAAAAATAAATGTTTTTTATCGTTTTTATAAGTCGCTACGCTTATAACGCTTTATAAATCATCAATGTTGACTTCTTGGTCTCCATTAAATGTGACTACCGCCACATTCGTTATGTCGTTTGCAAACATGGTTTTCTTGTCCACGATATTTTCGCTGAACTTGAACCCCTCGACAATCTCTTCGTCTTCCTCTCCTTCAGAGTCCGATCCATAGTCCTTGATACTTTTGGCAACAAGATGTTTCAGGTTCATTCCAGGAATACTTCTCAATTGCTCAATCTCGTTTCGGTCGTAGATGTGCAATAGTTCACACGATTTGGGCACTTCGCTCTTGTCCCATTCGTAAATGCCGACCAGAACCCATGCACCCTTCTCAACAAAATTGTTTCGTTTGTTTCGTCCTTTGAACTTGCCTGGAATGCGACACCAAATATCTTTACCGTCGTTGGTGTGGATACCGAGTCCATTTCCGTAAATCACCTCTACGATTGCGTAGATTTCACTTGCATCCTCCGATTTTCTTAGGTCCTCGTTTTTCCCTTTGCCTTGGAACTTGCGGGCCTGTTTCTTTGCGTTTCCTCCTCCAGTTGTGTTCTTTACCATTTTTGATTAATATATATTGTTTTATGTTTTTAATTAATGTTGATAAATATTTTTTCAATTTTAAAGGAAACCTACGGTTTCCTTTTGAACCTTCCCTTTAATTTGAACTTTCCCTTCAAGTTTACACCATTGAAGAATTAAAATGTCCCATTTTAATTCTCCGATGGCGCGGTATCGGTAATGATTTGAAATAAAACCCCCTACGGGGTTCCGCTTCGCTTAACCATTTTAAATCTTCACCGGTATAAATACTATACTACTAATAATAAAATTAGGGAAGGGGTCATAGGGGAAACCGTAGGTTTCCCTTAGTTTCCTTTAAATCTTTTGTTTTCCAAATATATAATGGCAAAGACTGAGTGGATGAAATTAGTACAAGATTTATGCAAAAAGAATCCTGGAAAACCTCTTGGAGCAATTATTCCTTTAGCGAGAAAAATGTACAAACCAGACAAAAATGCGGGTTCTGTAAACCAGAAGAAATCCAAAAAGATGAACCGAAGTTTTAGACGAAAGACGTATAAACACGGCAAAAAATAAAGGAAACCTACGGTTTCCTTTTTTGCTTCGCTTATACCTTCCCTTTTATTTTGAATTTTTTTGACCTTTGTTTCCTTTAAATTTTATGTCTTTCCAATAAAGACATAAAACACTCGATCGGGGGCTCGAACCCCGGGCCACCAGATTAAAAGTCTGGCGCTCTACCAACTGAGCTAACCGAGTAAAGGGAACTCGTCGCTTCCGCTTCGCTTAACCCTTTAAATCCCATACTTAAATAAGGGTTCAACAGACGTAAGAGAAGCTTTGCTTCTCTAAATACCTTGGTGCCCTTTAATTTGTTGCAACCTTCAGATAACTTTTCTTGTCATTAGGCTTCGGCTTTTGTTGTCTCTGTCTCTGTCTCACCTGTTGAAATCCGTCTGCATCGCCCGACTGCTCCTTCTCACTGACAACATACTTGTAAACCACTCTGGGCTTCTTTGCCGCCTCGTTGACCTTCTGCACCTCGCACATCAAACTTCCACCCTTTATTCCGGAAATGTTGGAAACCACAAAATCATGCTTTCCGGACTCATCTTTAGTCAAATCAAACTCAATATACTCGCCTTGAACCAGATAGCGAAATTGGTCATCAGCAACCTTGATTGCACTGTAGTGTGCGAACACATCCTTGCCATCATGGTCTCCACCCTTTACTGTAACAAATCCATATCCCGCCTTATTATTAAACCACTTTACCGAACCAGTTAATCTATCAGAAGACATACTATTATACACTACTAAGTACGGTGGCTTTAATATCTTTTGTAAAACTATAATATAATGTTTTCCTTTTCATTGTCGTTCTCCAAGCCTAGACTGATTTCAATTGTATTGCTTCTGGCAATTTTAGTCATCTCGCTTTTCTTCTCTTCTTATTCCGAAGGAATGGAAGAAAACGATGCTGTTAAAACCGTCAATGAAGATGCACCCAAAGCTAACAGTAGTGTTGTCGCAAACGCGCCTTTAGTGGGTAAACCGCCTTTAACATCAGATTCGGTAAAGCCATCGGATGCCATTTCTCTCGGCACTCTTTCTGTATCCGACATAACTGGTGCACTCCAGAATAACCCCGGTGTTCAAAAAATGATAAACAATAAGCTCTAAGAAAAAAGCAATTTATAGCTTGCATAGTCCGGCGGGTCTTCATATTCTAGCGCATACACCTTTTCCAAATAAGGGAGCAAATTGTTATTGACATAATGGTTTTGCAAATTTAACAAATACAATTTCAACGTTTCAAAATTCTTATATTTGGCACGTTGTATATTCGCCGGGTGCCGAACATGATAGGGCGGCAACAATGGTTCGTAGTCCAAATTCAATGCATTTGCGGACCACGGCAATTCAATGTCAAAAATTGTCAGCATTAAGTATCCCACCGAGATCAAATCGTCTCTCCGCGATACTGTATTCCCCATGTGCAAATTATAACTCGCGTATTTGGCTGATCCAATCATGTGTTCGCACGGTTTGTTCTCATTGTAAACATTTTTTTCGGAGTTGTAGAAGAGAGAAGACAGTCCAAAATCGATAATTACCAGGTTTTCTCTACTATCCACCATGAAATTATCGGATTTAATATCACTGTGAACAACGTAGGCAGAATGGAGTTGCCTTATTGCGGTAATCATTTTTTCACACAAATGGATTAACCCCGATTCGCCAATCTTCTCTACATACTGGTGCAAAGACATCTCGTAAAAGGGGGTCGCTAGACACACGTTGCTCCCGTATAATCCATACCAGTACAGGGTTGGAATATTGAGCGAACCTGGCAATTCGCGGTTCAGGTAAGCCAGTATTTTCGATTCGTGCTTTAAGGTCGTCGCCTCCTTTTCAACTTTGATTGCAACCGGCTTCTTACTGATTCGGTGTTCGCCTTTGAACACTGTAGAGAAAGCGCCTTTTCCCAATTTGCCTAATAATTTGTAGTTGTGAATGTAGACTTCCTGTTCCATTAAATGAATAATAATACTTTGTTTATATATATTATTATAATAATGGCTCCTCCTGGAAAAACACTCTTAGAGAAAGCGGATACTGCAATTGAACACGCGAAAAAACCGCTTTACCTAGTTACGATGGGATTTGTATATATTGGATACATCATCCTGTTTTTAGGAATATCCTATATTTCGCCGACCTATATTCGTGCAATCAGTAATATTACGTATGTAATGATTGGTTTGGTTTTGATGTATAAATTCAATCCGTTTAGAGAAGCGACAACCGTTAGCGAATACGACTCCAAACTCATTTTCATTTCGGCGCTTTTCATTTTGTTCAATCTTGGCGTAACCGAATTTGCACTTTCGTTTTTCAAAACGGTGAAGTCCACGTTCGGACTATAGTAAGAGAACGTAGTTCCCTTATGAACCTTCCTATACCTCGCTTTGCTCGGAGAGCCCACTATTGGCTTTAAGCCTTAAGGGAAAAAGGTTTAAGAAATTCGTTCTTATATATATTAGTACTGTAAATGGACCTTAATGAAGAGATACGCAAAATGTACCAGGAAATCCGAAAGAACCCCGACGATTTCGGCTGTTTGAAAACGGACGAGCTTCTCGCCGCATGCGAAAAAGAAAGCAACAAATATCTGGAGAATAAATCAAACAAAGACATTGAGAACGAAAAACTCGCGTCATTCGAAACCAAAGATTGTGCGGTCTCTTTAACAAAAGCTGACCGAATCGCATTGATGAAAAAACTGATCGGCTATCGCTACGTGGACGAAATCGATTCTCTGCATATTGGCAAATATACGCGGTGGATCCATCGGTATCCCCTCACGGATAGTGATGCAGTTTTCAAATACGTTTTATCGCCGGGTGCGTTCTTAACCATGGTTGATTATCTGGACACCGGGATTGTTCTTACCTTGAAAACGTGGAACAACAAAGTTTTCAGAATCAATTTTGACAATTGTTTGATTTACCAGAAGTTGTCAACGGGTGAAGAATTGGTTCTCATGGCTGCGGACTGCATAGATGAAAAATAAAGTCATTTTGTAAACCATATAAAAATATTTTTCTTATACGAAATAAGAATGCCTTATACACGCGAGTTTTTAATCGGATATATAAGATTTTTATTTTGTATTGGATTTGCATTTTTTAGCGCTGGGCTACTGAATTCACGGATAAATAATTTGAATCCCCTTATTCAAAATGATGAAGTGGGCATAAACGAAGTGGGCATAAACGAAGTGGGCATAAACGAAGAAAATCTTATTTGAATGGTTCCCTTAAAATCTATGTATTTTATGTTTTATCAAAATATTCTATAATGATAAGTTATGCATTAACTCGAACCAATGAAAACAATGTCCAATTAATTAAGGGCGATTACTATAACCATAAACGCAAACACGTCAGGAAAAAAGTGGTCGTCTTTGATTTAGACGAAACCATTGGCCACTTCCATCATCTGCAATCCATTTGTAAATGTTTGAGTACCTGGTTCGGTCGCGAATTGTTCCAGGACGAGTTCAATGCATTGCTCGATCTTTTCCCCGAATTCTTTCGCCCCGGCATTCTAACCATTCTGGATTTTCTCTATTCCAAAAAACAGAAGAACGATTTGTTCAAGTTGTATATTTACACAAACAACCAATGCGACCCTCCATGGGTCAATATGATTGTTCGCTATATGGAGAGAGAACTCGGTTCTGTCGGCCTTTTTGACAAAATCATTTGCGCGTTCAAAATTAAAAACCAACCGGTTGAGCTGAAACGCACAACTGGTGCCAAAACGTATTCGGATTTTATCCAGTGCACATTGTTGCCCGAAGAAACCATAGAGACGTGTTTCATTGACAATACTTACCATGATAAGATGTGCGGAGACCGAATATACTACATTTTGCCGAAGGCGTATTACCATTCAATTACAAAATCCATAATGGTTAAGAGAGTGAGTGCAAAGTTTGGATCCGAATTAATTGAACCGTTGATGAAATTGGTTGCTGAAAACAATTATGTATCTTCTGCGAATGAAGGTGCCGTAACTAAGAAAATTATGTATTATGTAAGAGAGTTTCTCTATTATCCGAAAATCCCGCGGACCAATAAAACCAAACGAGTTGGTTTAAAAAGGGGCGGGACGAAAAAGGTGAAACCAATTTCAAAACCCATATAAAGCTTTGCAACCAATTATATAAGACAATTCTATAAATCAATCCAAACTAAAATGCAAAAAATAAAAGTAGCTATACACAATCGCACCTACGATTCCTGGGAATTTACTCAAGATGATGTCAAAGTGGATATTCCCCTTTTGATACCATCCAAACACAAACTACTTCACAACGATTTGATATTATTTAAGGACAACACCGTCGTAATTCTGGATTCCCCATTTAGAGATACCGTTCTCGCTGGTATATTAATTTTGAATAAAACCTACGGCAGGTCTGGCAAACGCCTGTTGTACAAATGCATTCCCGACAATAAATCGCTCCCTGTTTTCCTGGTTCCATATAATGTTGGCGCCACTTTCAGCAAAGTTGTCAAAAACAAATACATTGCGTTCCGATTCGCAAATTGGGATAGCGACCATCCTCACGGTGAAATCAAGGACACGCTCGGCGACGTTGATTCTTTGGAGGCTTTCAATGAATACCAATTGTACAGACGAGGCCTGCATCTTTCGCTCGCACAATTTACAAAAGCTTCGAAGATTTTAATCAAAGACAATGAATTCTCATGCATAGAAAAGATATTGACTATACCGAATTATCAGATAGAAGACCTGCGTTCTATTGAAAATGTTTTCACCGTGGATCCAAAGGATTGCACCGATTTTGACGACGCGTTTTCTGTTGATACAGAAAACGGTGTTGCAACAATCAACATATATATTGCAAACGTGTTCTTATGGTTGGAAACGTATGGTCTGTGGGAACATATGACCGATCGCGTATCCACCATTTATTTGCCCGACAAAAAACGCCCAATGTTGCCTCCACTCTTGTCGGATGATTTGTGCTCGTTGAAACAGGGTGCCGACCGGTTTGCATTTATGATGTCCGTCAAATACGATATGCAGACGATGAAACCGATCGGCGAACCCGTTTTCAAAAATGTTTTGGTTCATATCCAAAAAAACTATGCCTACGAAGACAAAAAACTTGGCAAAAACCCGGCGTACAAAGTATTGCGAACCTTGGCGCAAACCGACGATTCGCACGATGTCGTTGCGTTCTGGATGATTCGGATGAATGCTGCGGCGGCGGAACATTTGCGTAATCGTGGTAAAGGGGTTTTTCGGATATCCGACGGAGAAAACATTTTGGAAAAACCCATGTTTAAAGGAGGGGGTATGGGGGAACTATTCGTTCTCCCAGCAGTGTATTCCCAGGTTTGTGCGCCTCATTCTCA